ATTAAAATTAAACGGCCCTTTAACAATTCCTGTTCCAAATAAGGATGCCTCAAATAAAGCATTTCTTATTTCACTAGCTCCATTAGATTCTTCAATCTGATCATGTATAAGCTTCTCCATTCTCCTTGCTGCCTTTTGAGCAGGTTTCATTTCAGGAAACTGTGGATTAGCTGATGGGCCAGGAGTTAAATTATTTTCAGCTTGTTTATCTAAAGACTCTGCTGAACTAAATGTCTCTCCTGCTTTTAAATTTTTCCCATCTCCTTCATATCCTACATCAAAAGGATTAGTAGGTGCTTCTTCTTCTTCAACAGCACCAGTTGTACTAGTTTCGATACCAGGAACAGGATTTGCTGTATCTAAATGTGCAATCTCCTGAATACCTTCGGGTACTTTAGTTTCAGATACGCCTATAGGAAATTTATTTCCACCAAAGATTACATCTACTAATTGTCCAAAGGCTGCTAATACTTTAGTCTTAGTTATTTTAACAAAGACTCTAGATTTTTCTGATTCTCTAAATTTTACATTCTTTGGATACAGCCCACGATAATTATGATAAGATGTCATCCATCTATTCTCATCAGCATCTCTAGCTAATTCAGAAGATGTAAATCTATCTTGAATAAGTCCTGCAAGTTTATTATTTAACTCAGGTTCAAGATTAAGATTCATTCCTTCTTCATTTTCTACCGATTCAAAATAAATGCCATCAGCATTTTGTATTAAAGTATTTTCTTCTTCAGCCATATAAAAACCTTAAAAAAACCATGAACGCCACCATAGGCAGCGTCCACGATTAAATAGTTATGATCTATTGATCAGGTGTAGCACCTAAATGTAAGAACTCTACTAAATAAGTAACTGTCGTTGCAGCAGTTCCTAAATTATTAGCTAAAGGTGTTAAACGAGTATACAGAGTTCTTGCTGAAGCTGTATACAATGTAGCAGCAATAACAATCGCCTCTGAAGTTGCAGGGCCACCTACAACACCCGCAGTTGTTGCTGTACTAACAAACTGATTAGCTGCGTGTCCATGAGAGTCTTGAATAAGGTATAAGGGTGCATTAGCTGCCCAAGTTACTGCCGAACCACCATCGTCTAAGATAGCTTCTGTTGCAATAAGCTGAGTCCCACCTGAAGACGTTCCTAATGAAAAGTCTACATCGTCACCTGAAGCTCCGGCAGTAACAATGTTACCCGCAGGAACTGCAATAAGATTACGAATAATCGTATCTGCTGGCTGCGTAAATGAAGCATCGGTGTTTGTATCAGCCGTAACTGCAATAGTTCCTGTAGTTACAGAAGTCCAAGATGTCAGCATATTATCTGCCATCTCTCTTACATCACCTGTTCTAGCAGAATTTCTTCCTGTGTCTCTTACGTTATATACTGGATTTGCCATTGGTTGTTTCCTCGTTTGAGTTATAAAATTATTTTACTAATAGCCAAATTCACTATCAGCCGGGGTGTAAGCCTGTTCCAAATGAAGATTTCTTATTCTGCTAAACGAATCTTGAATTCTTGGTCTAGACATTATTAAATAACGTAAAGCGTCATACGCATGATCTGGCGCATGAGTATCTACGTCTTCTGGTTTTGAACGATCCAGAGGAATACTTTGAAGCTCACGTATCAGGTTAGGGCAAGTGTTAAAGATTTGTAATCGTGGCCTACCGCTTTGTTGCACTTTTAGGTATTCGTGGATTTGTATTTTACCTTGTATCCTATTCTTATCAGCCCTTCGTAGTTTATGACCTGCACGAATTAGGGACTCTCCTACAGTTGGGCCTGTTGTTCCTGTTCTAGCCCACGCTGCCGTGTCTAAAACTCCCTGAACAGAATAAGGATCACTTAACTCCATTTGAGTTATTGTATGTCCTAAATCTTCTCCGGTTAATCCTTTTTGATATAACTCTCTATAAATAATTAAAGTTCCATCTGAAGAATCTACTGCTCCCCATATACAAGAACTTTCAGAAGCATAACCATAGTCAATGCCTTTAACACGCTCCCAAGATATAGGAATTTCAAAAGGAGTAATAACATGAGTATCTAAATCAAACTCAGTAAAGGCTGCTCCTTCATTAACATCCCAGTTACCTTCTAATAGCTGTTTGCGTTGAGTGGGCGGCAATGCTTTTAGCATTTCTTCATATCGCCCATCTTTAGCTAAATAAGGATTATCCTCTAATCTAGCCGGAATAAACTTTCTTGTTAAATTATCCTTTCCTGTAAATGATTCATTAGGAGGATAAGGGTCAACATATCTTTTCTTTACCCATGTAGCTCCTACACCGCCCGGATTCGCTGTACATCTCATGTAAGGCGTTATATCAGGGTCGGTCGTTCTTAGGCGAGAAGCGAGATAGTTCCATCCAAACTCAGTGGGTAAGTGAGTAATCTCGTCAAAACCAATCCAAGAATAGGCCTGGCCCTGATACCGATAGACATCGGCATCTCGCTCTAAGAAGCCGAACTCTACTTTGGCTCCGCTAGGAAAGTTCCAAAGCTTTTCAACTTCTTTGTATTTACAACCTGGAAAAGCTTTAGGATAAAGTTCTCTGCTTTTATCTATAAGCTCTCTTAGTTCTGGCATAGACCGCCTAAGTATTAAAGCTCTATGCGCTGCTCTGTGTGCAAAGCGTAATGGATCAATAAGCATTGCATATGATTTACCACCCCCTGCTGCTCCACCATAAAGAACATCTTTTTCTGGTGCAGCCAAGAAGTCTGTCTGTGGGCCTTCGTTAGCCTTGAAGATAACATTCTCTTCGACTTCTTGCTTTAGAGATTTTGAAACTTTCTCTAAAGTATCTTCGGTAATAACTTTGTTATTTACCTTCTTCTCTATCTTTCTTAATGTTTCTTTAGATGCGTTAAGAGAATCTCGCTTTGAATCTAATCTTTGTTTTAGTTTCTCAGCACTTTTTTCTTTAGTGCGTATAGCCCTTCTTGCTTTAATCTTGGCTTTAGTTTCTGAATGATAGTTATAGCCTCTACTTTTTGATCCTTTAGGTCTACCAGTTTTTTTTCGTGGAATACCATCTTTTTTGAGTACAAAGCTTCCATCTTCATTCGTTAAGTAATTCTGTGGATTCTCTTTCCAGTCTTCCATTATCTATAATTTTCTTTAGACCTGTGTGGCTTAAAGACCTCCCAGTTTTATGTTCTATCCAAAGACTTCCTTCTCTTAAAGATAATATACCATCTTTCACCATAGACGATACATTTTTTAAAACATCTAATTGAGTATCAATAGGCTTTAGAGTTTTGTTATCATTTCCTAATTCATACCCAAATGGAATTGTACTACTCGATCTCTGCCTTTGCATCTATAATAATCTCTTCTTTAGCCGGAAGAATAAAAAGCCCTCCCTCTACTTTATGGTTGACATCCATCCTTTCTTGTTTGCCTAGTCCAGTTCTATCCAGAATTGTCTGTGCTGCCTGGAGTCTAATGTTAGCCTGGGGAATTAGATTATCGGATTCCATAACATCCACAAGCTTCATAGCTGCTTTAGGTGCGGATTGTGCAAGTATGTTAGAGGCTAGTTCGATTATTTCATTTTTAAGTGCTTGTACGACCTGCCAATGTCCATTCTCTGCATATCCGGCTAACTTTGCAGCTTCTTTAGGATCACCTCCTGTTTCAACAAGATGGTCTAAGAAAGTCTGTTGTTTTACTGTTAATTCTTTTTTCATAATATATAGTATTATACAGTCATATCGGGGGTTTGTCAAGTAAAATATGTATCTAATTGTAACAAGCTATTGACAAAATTGAAATTTAGGTGTATAATACTATAGAACCCACCGGGGTTCACTACATCCCCCACAACCCCCCCGCCCTTAACGTACCTAGTAAACACATAATCCTACCTTTGGAGACCCTTTGGAGACCCTTTGGAGACCCTTTGGAGACCCTTTGGAGACCCTTTGGAGTCTTTAAAGTTCCCGCCCTAACTAGTTTACATTATAAACTACCTAAAAATGTACTTCAACTATAATATATAGGGTAGGGGGGCCAGGGGCATCTGCGTACCCTCTTAAGAACTCTGGAGGTTCGATTAGAATCTGCAAGATAGCACTATATCTAACGAAGCTGTGGATTCTTGTGAGATCGTAAAGGAAACTTTGGAGTTCTCCGAAGTGACTTCAGCCTCTAGTTTCCAGCAGAACTCAGAAACTTTTAAGTCTTTAAAGTTACCTTACAACTCAAGAGAACTCTAAAGATTCCAACAACTTAAATAATTAAAAGCACAAATAATGCTGCTTTAAAAAAGCTTATTAATATCAAGCGAGAATCCACAGGAATTTCTGCGTTGAGCAGAGATTCCCCGCAAAAGTTTAAAAAAAAACCAAAGGGCGTAAGGCCTTTATTAACTCCGCCGAAGTATTCCAGGCCAGTAACCTCGATAGACATCTGAGATATTAGTTAATAAGGAAGAGACTCTCTGTTATTTTTTGAAGTTTTGCGGCCTTGGGATTTTGGAGTATTTTAGGCGATCGGAAGAAAATCAAAAGCCTGTAATCATTCGCTCGGCGCTCGCTCATCCTGTAACAATCTGTTGCAAATTAATTGTGGTTTTTGTGGTAGCGATCGCTTAGAATGTCCTTACTGTTCGAGATCGGGCAGCAACTCAAACTTAGGTGAAAACATGAAATTATTTTTAATCAGAACATATTTAATCATTCTCAATTTTTTAGTGCGTAGAGCTGAATCTCTTTACGATTTCTTCACGAAGTTTTTCTGGAATATATTTTCTAGATTAAACGACCACAGAAATAGAATTTTCTTTTTCGAAGCGAGACTGGATTTCAGAGCTTTACACGGTTACGATCCGATTCGCAAGCCAAAAAGAAAAAACATTCTTTCTAGAATTTTGACAAAACTTTTGGGGCGAGAAGTTATCTTCCGACTTCGGAAGTATAGCAATGCGAAAGCGATTAATTTCAAAAGCTTGGGAAAAAGTACAGGTAAAACATTCAACGGGTATCATGCGGGACGCTCCTCAATTTATATAGAGCACAAAATACCTGCTAAAAAAATGAATGTTGGAGTCACTGATATTCTCGGAAAAGTTACTGTTGCCTAAGGAGGTCGGGAGGTGTAAAAAGCCTCCCGTTTTTTATGAATATATTAATCGCCTTTGAAACTAGTGGAATTACTCGAAAAGCTTTCGAGGATTTTTCTGCGTCTAATAATCTTAATTGGAATGTAATCAGCTGTGATCTATTACCTGCCGATGATGGTGCTGCAAATCATATTGTCGGGGATGCCATAGAGGTTATTGAGTCGAAACAATGGGATTTAATTCTAGCACATCCACCATGCACCGCTTTGGCAGTATCAGGTAATGCGTGGTATGGCCCTGGCAAAGCTAAACATTCTCAAAGATTAGAAGCTATTGAATGGACAGTTAAATTATGGGAACTAATCAAATTACATTCTCATTATGCAATAATGGAAAACCCTGTCGGAGTTTTACCCATTAAACCAACACAATATATTCAGCCCTATCAGTTTGGGCATACTGAATCGAAGAAGACCGGATTATGGTTGCACAATCTGCCAAAGCTAGAAGACACTAACAACGTGAAGGATATCTATGATAGACTTCCACGGAAAGAACAAATGAGATTGCACTACCTATCACCATCTGCCGATAGATGGAAAATCAGAAGCAAAACTTTCAAAGGTATAGGTGATGCCATCGCTAACCAATACGGGAGCATTTTAAAATGAATAAATTTTACATCGTATGTCTCACCAATAAAAATTTATTATGGAACTCCACCTCGGAGAGTTGGGAACGCGAGGACTTTGACACGTTTACTGAAGAGGATAAGGCCAAAATTAAATTACCTGTTGGCGGCAAATGGGAGAATCCTAATGAGTCTACACTCTAGACAGGAAATTATAATTTCAATTCAATATCTATGGGAAGAGCTAGATAAAACATGGGACGGAGATGAACGTCCTGATAATTGGGATGCAACTTGTGAGAAGATGGCAGTCTTAACAGAATCTTTAGGTTTAGAACATGACCAGCATGGGGATTTAAAATGATAACAGCAGAACAAATCAGAGACACGGGGTTGATCCAGGATTCGGCCAAGTCGTGGGCATTAGATACTTATAAGGGAAGA